CTTCGATCAGCATCAGGGGCAGATGTTCCTGCAGGCCTTCATCGATGAGCTCCCTCTCACCGAGGAGGCGCAGCTGGCTCTTCGTCTGCTCGTTCAGTGTCCAGTCTTCCTGAACGCTGACATTCTGGGCCAACGGGGCGGTCGCTGGCTGGGCAATCCCCTGGATCCGAAGACCTACACCGCGCGACATGGGAATATCAGCGGCTGGGTCTGGAATGACGTGGTGAACGCCTGCGTCGGCACCTTCGTGGTGGCTCACGCCCTGAGAGAAATCGGGGTCTGGCGCCAGCAGGACGACTGGCAGGCCCAAGTAGAGCTGATCATCGAGGGCGATCATCCGGACGCCAGTTTGTACAACAAGGGCGACGACAATGTGGTCTGGCAGCGCACCTCGGAAGCGAGAGCGCGGCTGCAGCGTCACTTCGGTAAGGCGGGCCGGCCATCTTACTTCGACGTGGAGCTAGAGGATGGCGCGCAGTTCCTCGGCTCTGTGCTCGTGCGCCATGAGGGCAGAATTCGTTTTCTGCCTAATCTGGCCAGCTACCTCATCAACCTACTGGTGACGGAGTACTCCGCCGGTACGGAGGATAAGCCCTTCGCCAGCTACGGCTACTTCAGACGTAAGGACTACTACGGCGGACATCCGCTGTTCCCCCTCGTGGACGAGGTGTTGGAGCGTCACTCGCGACGTCGCCTGGGTCTGCCGCTCAGTCGCATCGCGGAGCAGACGCTGGTGCACCCACCGACCGACGAGGAGATACTAGACTACGCGGCGATGACGTTCTATACTAACCCGGCGTCCATCCACTATAAGGTGGACCCACGCTCGCTTCCCCGCGAGCTGTTCGCCCGCTACTTCATCTCTATCAAGAGTGAGGTCGCGTGGCCGCGTTTCGCGCTTCCCATGTTGGACGCGCGGCGCATCAACGTTCTCGACAGAAGGGATTTCGAACATGGCAGATCAAGAGCGACCGCCTGACGTCCGGACGGACGACAGCGTGACACCGAAGTCGGAGACGGCACTCAGTGACCTCCTGAAGCAGGTGGCCCTGGCCGAGGGCAGCTACACAACGCAGATGTCGAGCTACACGCGGCCGCCCGGTGCGACCGTCTGCATCTCCACTGTCGGTGAGGAACGCACTCGGCTGACCCTCGGCGCGGCGGACAAGGAGGGCATCGAGGCGCTCGCCTTCTTCGCCGCCAGCCTGAGCGCGGCCGAGCGGCGGCAGTTCTCTCAGCTGCTGGGGCTGTCGAGCTTCGGCCCCAAGCTGATGCAGCTGCACGTCGGTCATCCCGGCCGTTTCTACTCGACCGACATCATCATGGATCCCGAGGATCTGGTGGCCGTCTGGGACGAGGCGGCCAACAAGATCACGGCGGCAGCCGGCGCCATCGCCAAGGCGTGCACGACGCCGGTGCGCGTCTTTTACACCTCGCTGCTGTGCGCGACCGCTAATCGTGGCGCCTCGTCGGCCAAGGGGGTGGCCGCTAGCATCCGACCGGCACCCACCTTCGTCATCCTCCGAGTGACGGAGATGGTGGTCTCGTACGGGACGTTCCGCCTCGGCTTCTGGCTCGACGCATTCGCGAAGGCGCTGAACTCGAGGATCGACTTGGTCGGTAAGACCATCGCGACCTCTCGCACTCAGCAGGGCACTTTGTCCGTCAGCCTGGTCTCCGGCGCCTTGCGCGCGTTCTTCGCTGGCATCGCCGGAGATCTGATGACGGCGGCCCTCCCCGATCGCGCCTTCGCGGTCGTGTTGGGTGAGATTCGACGTCGCCTGATCGTGGGATCCTTCTCCGAGAACGCGGTGGTCGCCGCGCTCGAGCCTCGCCTCTCGGCGATGATGGGCAACCTCAATCTCGTTCTTCTCGCTCTCAACCCGAAGACACCCGCGGCGCTGGTTCAGCCCAACGACGCGCAGGTGATCGCTCAGTATCTGGATCGCCTCTCCACCGCGATGGCGCCGGCGTGGGACCTGTGGAAGCAGGTGCCGGCCTCGGAGTTCGCGTCCTACTACGAGGAGGACGTGACCCCGCACCCCATCTCGCCCGTGCCCGTCGCCTTCGGAGTGCACCGACGCGTGAGCATCGGACCGCTGCTGCGCGCGGCCCAGCGTGTGTACATGACCTCCTCCCCCCCACCGGGAGAGAGTTGGGAGCTGGTGACCCCGCTCAACCCCACGGTCACGGGTGTGGACGAGACCGTCCTGTCCGCCGCCCCGGCTTGGGACGCCCTCCACGGACCCGAGCTACGCGGTAACATGAAGCGGTTGCTGGCGGCCAATGGCCGCCACTTCCCCATCTCGCTCCTGCAGACGGTCTCCAGCGTCGAGGTGACCCTCCTGGCACTCATCCACTCCGAGCGTCTCGACATCAAATCGCGCACTACCTCCGCCTTTCGCGGCCTGACGAGCGAGTCGCTCGAGCTGCGACTGCCCCTGCCGGGTGTGGAGGCGACGGCCACCGCGCCCATGAAGCCGTACCTCAACGCCACCACTGGCGAGGGCTACTTCGATACGCACTTGCGGGCGCTGTTGCCGCTCGAGATCGCGTGCACTTTCCACGTTGAGCTCTCGGATGAGCGCCTGTCGACGGAGCTGCCGCTGAT